CTCAGCCGCGTGGTGATCGGGGTCGACCCGCCCGCCGGGAGCAACGGCGATGCCTGCGGGATCATTATCGCCGGGATCGGCGCGGACGGCCGCGCCTATGTGATCGACGATGCGAGTGTGGAACGGCCCACGCCAGAGCAATGGGCGCGGGCGGTGGCTCATGCGCGTCATCGCTGGGGCGCCGACCGGATCGTGGCGGAGGCCAATAATGGCGGCGACATGGTGGCGTCGGTGCTACGCGCGGCGCAGATCGATCTGCCGGTCCGGCTGGTGCATGCCAGCCGGGGCAAGTCCGCCCGCGCCGAGCCTGTCTCCGCCCTCTATGAGGCCGGGCGGGTGGCGCATGTGGGGCTGTTCCAGCGGCTGGAGGACGAGATGTGCGGCATGTTGATCGGCGGGCATTATGCCGGGCCGGGACGATCGCCCGATCGCGCCGATGCGCTGGTCTGGGCATTGACGGAATTGATGCTGAAGTCCGCGGGGTTCCCGAAGCTGCGGACGACTTGAATAGCACACTCTTCTTCCGTTCGGTTCGAGCCTTGTCCTGAGCGCCCGCCCCGCGGGCAGTCGAAGGGCTCGACACGAACGGTTGGAACCAGCATCCATATCAGGAGAATGACATGAAATGGTTCGGTCGAAAGGCTGCGACGCCAGCGTCGCGGCCGGCGCTTTCGCGCGCCTGGATGAATGGCACGATCGCCGCCTTGGGCGAATGGCCGCAAAGCTATGATGCGCAGCTGCGCGCGGCGATCATCGCCAATCCGGTGGCGCAGCGCGCGGTCAGGCTGGTGAGCGAGGGGGTGGGCAGCGCCGCGCTTGCCGGCACCGCGACGGACCCGGAAGACGTTGCGGCGGCGCTGGCGCTGGTGACGGCGCGATCGGCCGGGCAGGGGCTGCTGGAGGCGCTCGCGGCGCATGTCCTGCTGCATGGCAATGGCTATGCGCAGATCGCCTGCGATGCCGCCGGCGAGCCCGCGCGCCTGTTCCCGCTGCGGCCGGAACGGGTCAGCGTGGAGCCGGACGCCAATGGCTGGCCGACCGCCTACAGCTATCGCGTGTCCGAGCGCGTGACGCGCTATCCGGGCGAGGACGCGGCGGGCCGCACCGAAATCATCCATGTGCGGACGTTCAATCCGCTCGACGATCATTATGGCCTTGGCTGCCTCAATGCCGCCGCCGGCGCGGTGGCGATCCACAATGCGGCGACCTGCTGGAACAAGGCGCTCTTGGACAATGCGGCCCGGCCATCGGGCGCGTTGGTCTATGACGGGCCGGACGGGGCGAACCTGTCGCCCGAACAGTTCGACCGGCTGCGCGAGGAACTGGAGGCTGCCTTCCAGGGGGCGGCCAATGCGGGACGGCCGATGCTGCTGGAGGGCGGCCTCAGCTGGCAGGCGCTCAGCCTCTCGCCGCACGACATGGATTTCGTGGCGCTGAAAGCAGCCGCAGCGCGGGACATCGCGCTGGCATTCGGGGTGCCGCCGATGCTGCTCGGGCTGCCGGGCGACAATAGCTATGCCAATTTCCGGGAGGCGAACAAGGCGCTGTGGCGGCAGACGATCCTGCCGCTGGCCGACAAGCTGCTCGGCGCGCTGTCGCAGGGGCTTGGGCCGTGGATGCCCGGCCTGCGGCTGTCGGTCGACCTCAATCAACTCCACGCACTGATCGACGATCGCGGCGCGCTCTGGGACAGGGTGGCCGCCGCCGACTTCCTCTCGCCGGAGGAGAAACGATCGATGCTAGGGATCGGGACAGGAGCAATCTGACCATGCAGGACAATGACATGCTGGCAAGCCTGGTTGCGCAGGCGGAAGGCGGGGGCGGCGACCTGCTGGTGATCCGGGCGATCATCGAGGAGGCGAGCATGATCGGCGCGCAGCGGGCGCTGGCGCGCCTCGGCCTGTCCGACAGGAGCGCGGAGGACGACATGCGCGAGCTGCGCGAATTGCTGCGCGGCTGGCGCGATGCCAAGAAGGCGGCGCGCACGGCGGTGATCGGCTGGCTGGTCCGGGTGCTGGTGATGCTGCTGCTGCTCGGCCTCGCCGCGCGCGGGGACCTGCTGTCGATGCTCAGGTCATGAGCGGGGCTGTGCGATTTGCCGGCTATGCCGCCATTTTCGACCGCGAGGACCGGGGCGGGGACGTGATCCTGCCAGGCGCGTTCGCGGACAGCCTCGCCCGGCTCGGTGGTGCGCCTTTGCCGCTGCTCTGGCAGCATGATGACGGGCAGCCGATCGGGGTTGTCGAGAGCATCAGCGAGGACGGGCGCGGCTTGCGGGTAATTGGCCGGCTGATGCCGCGCCCCGGCGTGGCGGCGCGCGCGGCGGAGGCGGTGCGCCAGGGCCGGATCGACGGGCTGTCCTTCGGCTACCGCGTCGTCGATGCCGCGCAGGGGCCGCCGCGGCGGCTGGAACGGCTTGATATCGTCGAGGTGAGTTTGGTCGCGCATCCGATGCAGCCATTGGCGCGGGTGCATGCGGTGGAGGGGGAAGGCCCCCTCTCCAACTTCGCCTAGCCAGCGGGCCGGCAAGGCTTCCTATCCTTCCCGGCGAGGGGGGAGGAATTTGGCGGGCGGCACCTCATTGGGGCCGCCCTTTTCTTTTCTACCAAGCAGGAGACGTGAACATGGTTGAAGTGAAGGCGGATGCGCTGGAGGAGAGCTTTGACGCGATCCTGCAGGCACAGCGGATTGCGGGCCTCGAGGCGCGCATCAACGGCATCGACGAGGCCATGAAGGCGCGGATCGCGCGGCCGCCGCTCGATGGGGTCAAGGGGGAGGCGGGCGATCCCCAGCGGGTGGCGTTCGTCGATCGCTACCTGCGCCAGGGGCTGATGGCGGGGGTCGAGCTCAAGAGCTTTTCCGGGACGACCGGGGGCTCGGGCGGCTATGCCGTGCCGCGCGAGATCGATGCGCTGATCGACGATACGCTGAAGACGGTCTCGCCGATCCGCCAGATCGCCAATGTCGTGAAGGTCGGCACGGCCGGCTATCGCAAGCTGGTGGCGACGGGCGGTGTCGCCTCGGGCTGGGCGAGCGAGACCGGCGCGCGGGCGGAGACCACGACGCCGGTGTTCAACGAGATCGCGCCAAGCTTTGGCGAGCTGTTCGCCAACCCGGCGGCGAGCCAGGCGATGCTCGACGACGCGCAGTTCGATGTCGAGAGCTGGCTGGCCTATGAGATCGCGATGGAGTTCGCCAAGGCGGAGGGCTCGGCCTTCGTGTCCGGCAGCGGCACCAACCGGCCCAAGGGGTTCCTGACCAGCACGGTGACGAACGAGGCAGACAGCGTGCGGGCGTTCGGCACGTTGCAATATGTCGCCTCCGGCGCGGCGGGCGGCTTTGCGTCGACCAACCCGCAGGACAAACTCATCGACCTGATCCAGGCATTGAAGGCGCCCTATCGCCAGGGTGCGAGCTTCGTCATGAACTCGGCGACGCTGGCCCGCATCCGCAAGTTCAAGACATCGGACGGGGCGTTCCTGTGGCAGCCGTCGATGATCATCGGCCAGCCCGCCACCTTGCTGGGCTATCCGGTGGTCGAGGCGGAGGACATGCCCGATGTCGCGACCGACAGCCTGTCGATCGCGTTCGGCAATTTCGCGCTCGGCTATGTCATCGCGGAACGCAACGAGACGAGCATCCTGCGCGATCCGTTCACCAACAAGCCGTTCGTGAACTTCTACGCGGTCAAGCGCATCGGCGGCGCGGTGTCGAACAGCGAGGCGATCAAACTGATGAAGTTCAACGTGTCCTGATGCGGACCTAGCCAGTGCCCCTCCCGCGTGTCTCCAGCCGACGCACGCGGGAGGGGAGATACAATCCCCATGCCCAAGGATACCCCGCATGACCGTGACGATGCAAAGCGCCGTGGCGCCGGCCGTGCCGCTCGGCGACTTGAAGGATTATCTCAGGATATCGCTGGCCGATGATGACGGCCTGCTGGGCGACTTCCTGGTCGCCGCGGCCGACATGGCGGAGCGCTTTACCGGCCAGATCCTCGTCGATCGCGGGGTCGATGAGGTGATGCCGATCACCCGCGAATGGCAAAGGCTGAGCGTCCG